AGAGACTTTCATTGTAAAGCTGCTTCATACATGGGAAAACACGATGCAGCTTGATGATCGCGCTATTGCTAACGATGCCGCCTACTATTGCCGGAAGTATCCAATCGAATACTTGCTTTATTCCAGAAAAACATCTGGAGCGGTTGCGGCGCGATTGCAACCAGCCGGAATCCCAATCTTCGACATGGATTCGGCCTATCCGCAGAGCTGTGACGAATTACTGGGTGCGATCAACTCTGGACGGCTTAGACATCGGTCTCAACCCGAACTCACCGTCCAAATGCTCTCAGCTGTACAGCTTCGACGTGGAGACGGCGGATGGGTCATCGGACGCCGAGCAAGCCAAGCTGCTGTCTGCGCAGCTGTAGCAACTGCACTGGTCACACACTTCGCGACACGCCCAGAGACGGAAATCGACATTTTGGTGGGTTGATGCTTGACATTTGAAAAAATTATGGCATGGCAATTCGAGACATCTTTGCAACCAAGAAGATTGAGACAGTTACGTCGGAACGGGTCACCGACGTAGCTGCTCAGCTTGGCCCTGTCACATCTCTGGATTCACTGACCCCATTCTTCGGCGGCGTCAATACAGCTACACGCGAAGAAGCAATGAGCGTTCCAACCGTTGCACGTGCAAGAAACATCATCTGTTCATCCATTGCATCAATTGGACTTGAAGTCATTGATCGATCAACTGGCATGGAATTAGAAGATGCAATTCCGCGCGTCATCAGAACTCCAGATCCACGCGTTCCCGGATCTGCAACTTATGTCTGGACTTGCGAAGATTTGTTGTTTTACGGTTATGCGTATTGGCAGATCACTGAACTATTTGCAGACACGTATCGCGTTCGAAGTGTTCAACGTGTTTCACCAGCTCGCGTGACTATTCAAACAAACTCTCTTGCAACTGAGATTGAGTATTACATGGTCGATGGATCACCGGTTCCAAATTCAGGAATTGGATCTCTTGTTGTTTTCAACGGCAATGATGAAGGTCTGCTCAATCGCGCAGGAAAAACAATCCGCACGGGTGCGGAACTAGAACGTGCCGCTGCAATGTACGCCAGAGAACCTATTCCGTCGATGGTACTTAAAAGCAACGGCACTGCCCTTCCAGCTGATCGAATTGCAAAGCTTCTCGACTCCTGGGGTTCAGCACGTCGCAATCGCAGCACTGCATTCTTAAACGCTGACGTTACTTTGGAAACTGTTGGATTCGATCCAGAAAAACTTCAACTCAATCAAGCGCGTTCGTACGTCTCAACCGAACTTGCTCGTGCAGCTGGAATTCCAGCCTATTACGTCGATGCAGAAACAGGATCGAGCATGACGTACAGCAACGCCACAAATCAGCGTCAATCTTTGCTGGACTTCTCTTTGATTCCGCTGATGACTTCGATTTCTGAAAGATTATCAATGCCGGACTTTGTACCTCAATCACAAGAGGTCAAGTACGACTTATCTGACTATTTGCGCGGTTCTGATTTAGAACGCGCGAACATCTATAAGACACTAAATTCAATCGTTGATCCAGTTACAGGAATGTCTGCAATCACCGTTGATGAAATCCGACAAGCGGAAGAGATGATCAAATGAAAGTAACAACACCATTCACAATCACGGCCGCTGACTCAGAGGCTCGCACAATTACCGGACAGATCGTTGCTTTTGATACAACAGCAAACGCATCAACTGGAAAAGTCATGTTTAAATCTGGATCAATCAATCCAGCCAACGTGAAACTTAATTTAGAACACGATTCAGCTCGTCCAATTGGAAAGACACTTTCAATGGAACTTGCACCAGATGGAAAGTCAATCAACGCGACTTTCAAAATTTCAAAGACAAATGCTGGATCAGATGCGATTCAAGAAGCAATCGATGGACTCCGTGATGGATTTTCAGTCGAAGCAAATGCAAATGATTTCACTCACGCAAAGGATGGAACGATGATCGTAACTTCAGCCGATCTTGTCGGCGTAGCACTTACACACAATCCGGCTTTTGGTGATTTAACACGCGTCACCAACGTAGCTGCAACAGAAAATTCTGAAACATCAACCGATGAGCCAGAAGCACAACCACAACAACCAACAGAAGGAGACGTCGTGGAAAACACCGTCACAGAGCCAACTGCCGCCGAGACGGTAGAAGCTTCAGCACCAGTACAGGCAGCTTCAGTCGCTAAGCCTGTCAATTTCATCGCAACTCGTAACCCAATCGTTTCACCAGAAACATTCTTAATGCACAAGGTTGCTGCAATGCGCGGAGATGAGAACTCACGTTCATTCGTCGCAGCTGCAACAGCAACAACAGATTCACCGGGCCTCATCCCAACTCGCCAACTCCGTGAGGTCGTAAATGGCCTTTCAGATTCAGTGAGAGCTTCAATTGATTCGATCAGTACATCGACTTTGCCAAGTGCTGGAATGGTTTTTCAAATTCCAAAGGTCACAGCTCTTCCAACAGTTACACAGATTGATGAACTTGATCCAATCACTCCAGCAGGACTTGAAACAGAATTCATAAATGTGGACGTAAAATCCTTCAAGGGTTCTTCTGTGATGAGCGTTGAGCTCGCAGACAGGTCAGATCCGCTTTATTATTCTGAGCTAATTTCAACTATGAGCCAGCAATACGCTCGTACTACAAATACTTACAACTCAGGAATCATCCTTGCTGGTGCAACAAACACAGCAACAGGAATCGGAACAGACATCACTGCAACTGAACTTCTATCTTGGGTTTCAGCTGGAGCGGTTTCAGTTTATGCAAACACTTTCAAATTCGCTGATGCAATCGTTGTCTCTCCACAAATGTGGGGTCGCATCATGAGCTTCTCAGTCGATGGACGTCCAATCTACAACGCTCTACAACCTCAGAATGCGGCCGGAAATGCGCAGCCTCGCAGCTTGCGTGGTTCAGTCAATGGTCTTGATCTTTGGGTTGATACAGCACTTTCAGGCACAGGTTCAGGATCAATGTACGTTATCAATCGAGATGCATACACATGGTACGAATCACCACGTCTAGAGCTACGTACGAACTTCATCGAAGATGGTTCAATCGGAATTCTTATGTACGGCTATGGAGCAACAGCAAAGAAGATCGGTGCTGGAGCTTACAAGTTTAACGCAAGCTAAAAATCAATCATCGGTCACGGTCGCTCCCGAACGTGATCGAGCTGTAGAAGGGATCAGAGATGCCAAACATAGTCACCGCCGATGAGCTGCGTACTGTCTTAGGCGTCTCTGAATCTCTCTATTCTGACGTCTATCTAGATTCCGTCATAGATAGCGCGGAACAAACCATTTTGCCTTTGCTAACGCAATACCAATCAGCAATTGCAGCAACTCGAATCTATAACAATGTTCTCTATGTAGAAACTATTCGCCCTAACTTTTTCGTATCCGGACAGGACGTAGTGATTTCAGGCGTTTCAATGGCGATCGATGATACTTATACGGTCACTGCATCTGAAATCACTCCGTACCGCTTCACAGCTGATCTTGTTGCAGCTGATCAAATCTTGACTCCGGTGATTCCAGCTGGCAAGGCAACGCTTGAAGGTCACTCAGCGGCCGAGCTTTATGCTGGTGTAGCTCCTATTCACTCAGCAATTTTGGTTGTTTCCGTCGAAATCTTTCAGAGCATCACAGCTCCGGGAAACCAGATTATGCAAGATAACTTTACGCCAGCACCATTTGTGCTTGGTCGTTCACTCCAGAATCGCGTAGTTGGTCTGCTAGGGCCATTCATCGACGTTGAAACGATGGCTCAATGAGTATCGAATCAGTTATTCGAACACCGTTGCAAACAGCTCTTTCAGACATTGCAGCGAATGTGTACAACGGAATTCCAGAGACGTTGATTTGTCCGGCAATCTGTCTTGTTCCAGATGCACCCTATTTGGAAAGCGTTTTGATCAATGGATCGATAACGAAAGTTAAGATCAACATGACCGTTACTGGTGTCGTTGGATACACGACGAATTCAGGAGCCTTGAACAATCTTGAAGAATTGATGATCGACATCATCAGCGCAATGCCAAGCGGCTACGTCGTGGGCAATGTGAATCAACCTCAACCTTTGGAAGTCGGCGCAGGAAAATTCTTGACAGCTGATTTGCAAGTCTCAACGTACTACACCGACTAAGGAGAAAAAATGCCAACACAAATCATCACTGGCAGAGACATCGCGTTCACAATTGACGGTGAAACGTTCGATGCGCAAGCAACATCAGCGACTCTGACCATTGCTTCAACAATCAACACTTATCAGACACTTGATGGTAAGGCGTATTACACTACGGATTCGCAGGGAACATTTAACGTCGAAATGCTTCAGGATTTTGGCAAAGCCGGATCACTTTGTGAAGCTCTATGGAACGCTGCTTCATCTGCTCCAAATACACCACTTTCAGCAACCCTGACAGTCGATGGCGTTTTGTATCTATTTAACGTGCAGCCAATCTTTCCAGATTTGGGTGGTACTGCACCAGACGCATTGACAGCGTCTCTTTCATTCACTTGCGTAACAACTCCAGTTCTGGACTAAGCGAAAGGTATCGGGAGCATGAAACTAGCAATCACAATTGAATACCAAAGCGGCAACGCTGAGACTTACACAGCTCAACCGCCAGAATTTGCGAAATGGGAAAACAAGACAGGATTCATTGTTTCGCAGATGCAAGACAAGATTGGAATTTCTGATCTTCTGTTTTTGGCGTATCACGCAATGAAACGTCAATCTGGCGGCAAGCCTGTAAAGCCTTTTGACATCTGGTGCGACACAGTGACCGAAGTAAAAGTCGGTGACGAAGAAAGCCCAAAAGATACGCCGTCGGAAGTATAAATCGAATTCTTTGGGAGTTATCTCTGGCAACAGGATTACCCAGATCGGAATTTGAAACAGCGGAAGACGTACTTACAGCAATCGAGATTCTGGAGAGTAAAAATGGCAACTGAGCCGATCGCCTACGACAAGGGCGATTTGCGTGGCGTCATTCGTGCTTTCAAAGCAATGGATGAAGCTGCTACGGATCAAGCTAAAGCCGTGAGCAACGGTCTTGCAACTTACGTCCAAAGCAAGATCATTGGTACTGCTGGAAATGCTAATAATGGAGCCGCCTCACGGATCGCACAAGGGTCACGCGTTTCAAAGTCATCAAAGGTCGGTGAATTGTCATTTGGTTTTGTAAGCCAAAAGTTTTCAGGTGGCGGTACAACTCAGCAGCTTTGGGGCGGTTACGAATTCGGCTCCAATAAATTCAAGCAATTCCCAGTCTGGTCTGGTCGCGAAGGTCGTGGATCGCGTGGATGGTTTATCTATCCAACGCTTCGAGCCGAACAACCGCACATTATTGCCGAATGGGAAACTGCATTCGATAAGATTTTGAAGGAGTGGTGATGGCTGGTTCAAGTAGAACTCTCAAACTCTCGATTCTTGCTGACGTTGATCAACTTAATAAATCACTCAAAGCTGCAAATTCTGACGTTGAAGATTCATCAAGCAAAATGCTGGAATTTGGCAAAAAGGCCGGATTGGCTTTTGCTGCCGCAGCTGCCGCAGCTGGTGCCTATGCAATCAAGATCGGCGTTGATGGCGTAAAGGCTGCCATCGAAGATGAGCAATCTCAATCAAAGCTATTCAACACTCTTCAGAACGTAACTAAGGCCACTGATGAGCAACTTGCGTCTGTCGAAAAACAGATCCTAAAAATGTCTCTTGCTTCGGGTGTAGCAGACGACCAACTTCGTCCAGCACTCTCCCGTCTTGCAATTTCAACTGGTGACATCACCAAAGCACAGGATCTCTTATCCGTTGCGCTAGACGTTTCAACTGCTACCGGAAAGCCACTGGAAACTGTCGCGAATGCCATCGGAAAGGCTTATGACGGCAACACAGCAGCTTTAGGCAAATTGGGCGTTGGACTTTCATCAGCTGAATTGAAAACGATGGATTTTACAGCTGTACAACAAAGGCTCAGCGATCTCTTCGGTGGCGCAGCTGCGGCCAATGCTCAGACATTTGCCGGACGTATGGAAATCTTGAAAGTCACTATCAACGAAGCCAAAGAAGGCATTGGTTATGCATTGCTTCCGATCTTGGAGAAGCTTGTTGGATACTTTACTGAATACGTCGTTCCAATCGTTGAAAAACTATCAAATGCTTTCAGCAATAAAGAAGGTGGATTGACTTCTTACATCACGACGTTAGGTCAAACGATCAGCAATGTGTTCACTCCCATTTGGAACGGTCTCGTCAAAGCCTTTGGGTACGTCAAAGATGCCATTGGTGAAAACATCGATACGTTCAAGACTTTTGGAGTTTTAATTGCAACATACGTTGCTCCAGTTATCGGAACAGTCTTGGGCGGTGCTTTACAAGTCGCAGGAGCCATTGCAGGCGGCGTCATTGACGTCATTGCTGGAGTGGTAAAGATTCTCAACGGATTAATTTCCGGTGCCGTTGCTGGAATCAATGCCCTGATTTCTGCGTATAACTCAATCCCATTTCTTCCAAACGTCAGCAAAATTTCGGCTCCAACGGTTTCTGTGCCCAGCGTCTCAATACCAAAATCTGTTACTCCGTCGATTCCAAACGTTCCAACGGTTCCAACAGTCACCGTTCCAAGCGTCACTTCGCCATCGGTAGCGGCAGCGGCTTCAACAACCGCAACGGCATCGACAGCAACAAACGTCGTTACAGGATCATTTAACGCTGGTTCTTTCCGCGCTGCCGAAGCTGCGTCAATGGGAACTGTCATCAATTTGACCGTTACTGGAGCTTTTGACAAAGAAGGTACAGCCCGAACAATCGTGGATACTCTGAACGATTCTTACTATCGCGGCACTGGCGGCGGATCTAACCTTCAGGGCATCGCATGACAATCTGGAATCCAATTTGGCGCGTTACTGTTGAAGGCGTAATTTTTACCAATTACACACTTGCAAACATGAGCATCACTTCAGGTCGCGTGAACATTTATGAACAAGCCAATGCAGGGTATGTAAATTTACAGCTCATTAACCTTGATCAAAGCCTTGTCAATCTAAACATCAATGATTCGGTTACTATTGAACTCAAAGATTCAGCCGGAGTATTTGTGCCAATTTTTGGCGGGACCATTGTTGATTTTGAAATCGCCATTGCAACAGCTGGGTCTGTTGGCATCAATCAGACTGTTTCAATAATTGCACTTGGAGCATTGTCTAGACTTCCAAAAGCATTGACTGAAGGCACTCTTGCGTCGGCTCATGATGGAACTCAAATTGCACACATTCTGGAAGATCTTTTGCTCAATAATTGGAGCGAGGTTCCAGCAGCTTTGACGTGGGCAACTTATGATCCAACTACAACTTGGGCAACAGCTGAAAATGTTGGACTTGGAACTATTGATCAGCCTGGCAATTATGACCTTGCAGCAAGAACTGCAAACATAACTGATACTTATTCACTGGTTTCAGCGTTAGCAACTTCAGGTCTTGGATACATCTGGGAAGATGCTCAGGGCCGGATTTCTTACGCGGATTCGACTCATCGAAGCTTGTACTTAGCAAATAACGGTTACACCAGTCTCTCAGCTGCGCAAGCTCTTGCCAACGGTATGTCGGTTTCAACCCGAGCAGGTGACGTTCGAAACGTCATTTCACTGAATTACGGAACAAACTCATCAAATAATGTCACCGACACTGACGTGGATTCGGTTCAGAGTTTTGGACGGTTATCTCAAATCATCAATACGACTTTAAAAAATCATACGGATGCCGAAGATCAAGCAGCTTTTTATCTCAGTTTACGTGCTTATCCGCAAGCAAACTTTTCGCAAATAACTTATGAACTCACAAATCCAGAAATTGACAATAGTGATCGAGATTCTTTGATCAACATTTTCATGGGATTGCCTGTCATCATTTCCGATCTACCACTTAACATGACTTCTGGAACCTATCTAGGGTTTGTTGAAGGTTGGACTTGGAAAGCGGCTTACAACTCAGTTTCGGTGACTGCGTTGCTTTCGCCGTTATCGTTTAGCCTTCAAGCTATTCGATGGGAACAAGTACCAATCGCCGAACGCTGGAACACAATCACACCAACTCTCGACTGGGCAAATGCCTTAGTCGTTGCATAAGGAGAATAAATGAGCAATCCGACAACCCCGTTCAACTGGCAAATGCCGACTGCGACAGATCTTGTCACGGATCTGCCAGCTGATTTTGAAGTCTTTGGACAAGCTGTTGCATCATCGATGGCTGATCTATTAGGCGGAACATCAGGACAAATTCTTGCAAAAAACTCGAACACCGACATGGATTTTGTCTGGATCGCGAATGATCAAGGCGACATCACCGGAATAACAGCTACTACCCCACTGACAGGCGGTGGCACATCAGGAGCCATCACTGTAGGAATTCAGGACGCTTCAACATCCCAAAAGGGATCTGTCCAGCTCTCGGATTCAACATCAACGACTTCATCGGTTTTGGCTTCAACGCCTACAGCTACAAAGGCAGCTTATGATCTGGCAAATGGTGCAATTCCAAAATCCTTGATTGACGCAGCTGGCGATCTCATTGTTGGCACTGCTGACAATACTGCCGCCAGATTACCTATTGGAACGACTGGACAGATTCTTACCGTTGCGGCTGGAACAGCTTCATGGGCAACACCAGCAGCCGGTGGCGGCGGAAAGGTTTTGCAGGTTGTCAATAATAAAACTAGCACCAATGTAACCAGTGCATCTACATCCTATGCAGACACAGGATTAACTGCGACAATTACTCCGACACTATCGACAAGCAAAATCCTTGTATTGGTTAATCAAGCAGGTTGCGGAAAACAATCAAGCGATACAGCATTGCAATTGCAATTGTTGCGTGGTGCAAGCGTTCTCGCCAAACTAGAAGGCATTGGTGGATACACGGGAACAGCGGCTCAGAATTTTATTGGTTCTGTTTCAAGTTCTTATCTGGATTCACCAGCTACAACTTCAGCAACAACATACAAAACACAATTGGCTTCATTTGGTGGTAGCGGAGATAGTTGCACCCAGCAACAAAGTTCAGTTTCAACGATTACTCTTTTAGAAATAGGAGCATAAAAATGGCAACAGGCGTCGAAGTTATCAGAATGTTATGCCCATCAGGCGGCTGGGTCATTTATGGAGACGATTATGATTCAATTATTTGGGATGATGAAAAAATCCAAATAACAAAAGAACAATTCATTGCTGGTTTTGCAAAATTTGATGCTTGGAAAACAAAGCAGGATGCAAAAGCACAAGCGGACAAAGACGCACTTCTAGCAAAATTGGGCATAACTGCCGAAGAAGCAAAGTTGCTCATTCAATAATGCTTCAAAGTCATAATGGATGGAAAGCATCGAAAGATGCAGCTGAAATCAAAATCATCAGCGTTCCGATTGAAGGCACAAAGATCAAGGTGCGATGCGCTCAAAGTGTCGCGCCGTTGATTGCCGGATTCTGCAAAGAGTTTCATGAGCTGATTGAACCGATCGATGATGGAGCTTTGGACGATTGGGGCTATGCCTTTCGGATGATTCGTGGATCTACGGACAAACTTTCAAACCATGCATCGGGAACAGCTATCGATCTGAACGCTACAAAGCACCCTTTGGGCAAGGTAGGCACGTTTCCAGCTGAGAAGGTTCCCATGATTAAAGCTTTAGCCAAAAAGTACGGGCTGAAATGGGGCGGCGATTACAAAGGCAGAATTGATGAAATGCACTTCGAAATCGAATTGAGTGAAGCGAAGGTCGCAGCACTCATCGGGAGCTTGAAGTTAGGAGATAACTAATGAATCAAGCAAAAGCAATGCTGGCATCATGGGCAAGAAGCTCTGTCGCTGGCGCGTTAGCTGTTTACATGACGGGCAACACAAACCCAAAGGATCTTGCTCTGGGCTTAGTCGCTGGACTCGTTCCTGTACTAGCTCGATGGGCTAATCCAAACGACGCAAGCTTCGGCAACAAGAAGTGAGCGTGGGCGAATGGACGGCTGTTGGTGGTCTTGTCATTGCAATACTGGCAGCCATCTATTCGTCAATGAGAGTAATAGTGCGTTCAATTATGAGCGAACTCCAACCCAATTCGGGATCGAGTCTGAAGGATCAAGTTTCACGGATCGAAGCGAGATTGGATTATCTCTACACCAAGCTCATCGATTCCGATCATAGAATCCTTTGATTGCCGCAGCTTGATCTGTACTGCGGATCTGAGTCATAGGACGACTATCGACTCCGGGTTGAGACATTGACGCGGTAAGCCAATGTTTATTGTCATTCCATAGCATCAAAGCTTCGTGGGCAGCTTTTTCAAATAACGCCATGTCTCTTCCACGAATACGCAGCTTGAACTCAATCTCTTGAACTCTGGCATTTTCCTTAATCCAGTTGGTCGTGATGATCATCAGATCTCCGGGATTTGGTATGTCATCCCTTTGACCGTAGCTAAAGATCTCTAGCTTGCCTTCCAGCCTTGCGTTGCTGATGACTTCAATCATCCCGCTTGGGTGCATTCTTGGAGCTGTCATGTCCGTCACTCTCTGACCGAAGATCCGCGTGTCGCATCTTGAAAAGTGTCAGTGTTCCCTGCCACAATTTCACTACAACTAAACACGTCAGACAATGGGAGCAGTTATTACGTTTTCATCACAATTGTGAAGATTACATAATTCGACTTTTTGTAACTTATCGGTACTTCTCTGATAATTTTCAGAGTCCGATTTGTTACATTATGTAAAGTTAATTTCAGCGCAATTTGCTGTTACTAGCTTTACATAATTTTTTACTAAGTCATCTCCCGTAAATCTGACATTAACAGATCGGGAGAGCAATCGTGTTATCAGACATCAGCATTGTTGTAATGATGAGCGTGTCAGGAATTCTAATGAGTGCTATCACTTATTCAGTCGGATTTAGAGAAGGCGAACGAGAAGGATTTCTTAAAGGCAAATCAATCGCACGCCATGCAACTAATCGGGTGCAATCATGATTCTTGAAAATTATGAAAGCGTCGCAGAACGCATCGAGAAATTCTGGAATCACTATCTAGGCATTGGCCGCATTGACACAGAGCTAGTCTTTCAGGACGGCACACGCTACATCGTCAAGGCCTACGGCTACCGAGAAACAACTGATCTCGTACCTTTTGCAACTGGATGGGCAGAAGAGATCCGAAGCAACACCAATCGTCATCCCATTGAAAACGCAGAAACTTCTGCGATTGGCCGGATGCTTCACAACGCCGGAATCAGCAAATTCTCAGATGGCATTGCTCGGCCTTCATTAGAAGAGATGCGTAGCTACGAAAACAAGCTCTCCATTGTGCCGCCGATCGCAGAGGTCGAATTGACCGTCAAAGAGGTTCGCGATCCGTGGAGCTTTAATGCAGCTATTGAAAACACCGAAGCTGCGATCATCAATGCCGGATCTAATTCCCAATCACCACAATGCAAGCACGGCTTTATGAGCCACAAATCTGGCATTGGAAAGACTGGCAAGCCGTACGAAGGTTATGTCTGCGTTGAAACTGATCGCAATCAGCAATGTAAGCCGGTATGGTTATGAGCAACTTTGCAGAGATCATCAACATCAAACTTATGACTGGCACTCTCCTACTCAATGGCGAAATAGTCCAGGAGTACAAAGTCGAGAAGTGCGACAAATGCTCACGGATTGAGAAGCTCGACAAATTTGGCTATCAAAAAAGCGATCCGGCAATGAACCTCATTTGGTTCTGTGGTGAATGCCGATGAAACACACCATCACTCATGAGCAAGAGGTACGTTGCTTACTTGAAGCTCTAAAGGCTATTGAAAACAAAGATCTCCATCCAGATCATGAGAGCCGCTTTGACAAGGCACTCTCCTATTTCGACTACGTCTCGCAGCTTGCCCACTCCTACGCAGCTGAATGGTCTGTTGCAAGCTTGTTAGGCATCGACTACGAGCCTGACTTTACCAAGTACAAGGACAGAGCTGACGTCGGATCACAATTTGAGATCAAATGGACGAAGTACGACGAAGGACAACTGATCATCGGTGAGACTGACCGAGACTCAGATATCGCCATCTTGGTCACTGGCCACTCTCCCACTTTCAGGATTGCCGGATGGATTCCGATAGCTATTGCCAAGAAGGCACGTTATCGCCATCGATCTCAGCCAACATGGTGGGTCACGCAGGCCAACTTGCAACCCATTGAGAATCTATCAAGGAGCGTCCATGCACATTCTGGAATTTGATTGCTCGATCTGCGCCAAGCTCTACGGCAAGGCTAAGCAACGTCACGGTCTGAAGAAGGGTCGTGAACTCACATCCAATGAATGGTTCGCCCAATGCCTAGCCTGTGGATGCCTGTGTATAAAGGTTGTGGATGACACGCGAATAACAGCTCTGGACTTGTC